GAGTCCAAAGGAAAGACTTATAGCCTTCGTGCCGATCGAGGAACGCCCAGATCAGCGGCAGCTCCTCTCCTTGCTCCATCGAGCCGGTGTGAGTGAGATTCCAAACCTGGCTTTTCGTGTTGATCCCAATTCCGCCGGCCTGAACGTAACCGTCGCCGAACTCGTTTTCCCAGGTTCGCTGGGAGACATCGCCATCGGCGCCCACCTCAACGTCGTAGATAAATTCCTCGGCCATCAGACCCTCCTCCAGAGGCGCCCACCTTGGCGCATCTCCCGATCAAGAAACTGTCCCATCCGAGCTTCAAGCGCAGCACCAATCGAATCACCCTGCGCCTGTGCTTCCTGATTGCTCATGCCTGGCTGAGCCTGAACGGTCACTGGCGCGTTGAAAATGATGGGCGCCGGCGCCGAAGCAGGCGAACCACTACCCGCGCTCGATCCGGATTGCCCAACCAAAGCAGCTTTCCCGTTGCTCAACGCTTCCAGCGTCCCCACGCCGATACGCGCCGTCGCGTCGGCATTGAACACGTATTCGCCACGGTGAACCGGGCCGGCGATCTCGTCTCGCCGACCGTCGCCGGTGTAGCCGCCCTCCATGAAGCCAGCGCCAGCCATGGCGGTCATGCCAACGGCGGAAGCAAGCGGACCCGTTACTGTCAGAGCCGTGGCCATCGCCGCCGGCGCAGCGGCCGGGCCGATGATCGGGATTGCCGCTGTCGCCGCATAAGCATTGAGACCGGCCTGCAACGACATCGCCGCGGCGTTCGCGCCGAGCGTGCCTGCGGCACTCGCCTGCGTGGTTTTACCGACAAGCATTTGCACGCCCTGGTAGATCAGCCACTGCGCCGCCATGTCACCCAGTGCCTTGAGCATCGACTTCGCGAAGTTGCCGACCATATCCCCCAGCGCATCGCCGGCATCCTCGGCACCGCTCGCCACATCGGCGAAGAAGGTGCCCAGCTCACTGGTGCCAGTGTTCAGCGCGGTCGAGGTCACATCGGCAGCGATCTGCGAATAGTCCCTGGCGGCGTCCGCGTAGTTCGCCCAGGCCTCATTGACGCCATTCATCCAATTGGCTTGCTGCTCGTCAGTGGCCGCGTAGAAGGCTTCCTGAGCGAGCAACCGTTTGTCCAGCTCATCCTGCAGGACCTGAGTTTCCTTTGCATACAGTTCCGGCAATAGCTGACCGGTGTTACGTTGCTCGTTCAGCGCAGCCACGTCGGCGGCGTACTTCTGGCGCATGGCCAGATCTGCGCGCATCCGATCGCGCGCCTTGTCACCCATTCCGACGCCGGCCAGCTCCTGGTCAAAACCGTCCCGGGTGTTTTGAGTGGTCAGCGCCTGCGCGTTCTTGAACGCCGTCAGCTTCAGGTCGTCTTCGTTGGCCTTTTTCAGCTTGTTCAGCGCGTCGAGCTCGGCGGCCATTCCCATCAGCCGCTTCTTCTGCGCCTCGCTGAGCTTCCCGAGCTTTCCTTCCTGGAGCTCGAACGAAAGTTTCTGAACCTCGGTGGCGTCCTTCTGTTTGTCGCCGGTGGTGTTGATCAGCTCGATCTGGCGCTTGTAGCCTTCTTCGGCGGATTCAAAGTCCTTGAGCTGCTGCTTCGCGGCAGACTCGGACGCGCCCGCGTTCTTGCGCGATGCTTTGGCAGCTGCATCGTCTGCGGCCTTTTGATCATCAATAGCTTTGGCGCGCGCACGAATAGAAGCAGCTACGGCGCTTTGGGTATCGATATTCTCCTTGAGAATTACTCGTTCCGCCGCCTGAGCCGCTGTCTTGTCTTGCAGCGTGGCCAGCTGTTTGTCGAGCTGTTCAAGATACTTTTCGCCTGCTGCAGTCGCTTCGGCCGCAGCTGCTGCGTTACGGCCAAGCCCATCGGCTGACTTGTTGTTCTCCGCTGAGAACGCAGAGAGCGCGGCTTGGCTTGAGGAAAGGGTCGCCGTCAGCTTCTCTACATTGCCAGCGCTTTCCTCGATCCCTTGCGCCATTGATTCGGAAACGACATTCGGGAACGCACGAACCTTGTTCGCTACTTCAGACCAGTCAACAGCGATGCCGGCCGCAGAGTCTTTGGACGCCTTCTTGACGATATCAAGTGCAGCCTGTGCATCTTTTGGCAGGTTGACGAACCCAGCGGCAAGTCCCGCGTCTGGTCCAGCGGCACCAGCTCCCCGCAAACTATTTTCAAACTTGTCTGCGATCGCACCGGCAGACTCTTCGACCTTGCGCTGGGTCTCTTCGATTTCAGACCGAAGCTCGCGCAGCGTAACCGCCTGAGTCGCTCGACCCAGTTCGTTGAACTTCTTGATCAGAACGTCAATTGGCGCCGAGAGATCGCCTAGTTTTTTCTCAAGGAAGCCCGTGTTGTCACGCAAAGTCAGAAACGCAGTAGCTGCGCCAATTGCCAGCATCGCTACGCCAGCCGGACCGCCGAGCACGCCGAGCAGTGTCGTCGATGCGCTTCGAACTCCAGCTTGGGCGATCGCGACCGCATTAGTTGCGCGGGCTTCGACGGCACGAGCCTCAGCCAGCTGCAGTGACATCTGAGTTTGAACAGCAGTACCACGAGCGGCGAGCGCTTCTTTCTCCGCCAAAAATACAGTCGTCTGTGCTTTTTGCTGCTCAGCTTGAGCGACCAACAATACAGACGCCGCCTGCGTTCTTCGCGCGGCGGCATCCTGGATCGCTGATTTAACAGCAACTGCTGCGTTACCAACTGCAGCCCTGCCATATCCCGCAAGCGCGCCGATGGCAGCAAGGATCGCGACATCCGCGAGGGTTTCAAAGTTTTCTCCAATTACCCCTATACCACTGGCCAGAATGCCAGTTGCGTCTGTTGTCTCGTTTAATTTTCCAACATAGGAAGTGAACGCATTTTGCAGATTCTGCACTGCATCGAGCACCGCGACGCTCATTCCATCGGCAAGGATGCCGTTGGCCTCTGCAGACTTTTGAAGGCCTGTCGTGAGAGTGTCTAGACTGAGTTTCCCCTGCGCTCCAAGACTACGGATTTCCTCCGATGTTTTGCCGGTGGACTTCCCGATCGTGTCGACCACAGTGGGCATAGCTGCCAAGATAGACTGCCAGCCGTCAGCCTCCACCTTGCCCGTCTGCAGCGCTTTTGAATAAGCATCGATGGCTGAACTGGCTTTATCAGCCGAAGCTGAGTTGGTCACCAAAAGGAAACTAAAGCTGTCCATCACGTCCAGCGCTTGGCTGGTGCTGTAACCCATCGACTTCAGGCTGTCTGAAGTTCGGATGTAAAGCTCTTGAGCTTCAGCCAGCGGACGATATGTGCGCTTTGCAGTTTCCAGCAGCCGCTGCTGGACGAGCTCATACTCAGCCACGCTACTGGTAGCCATGCCGATACGGTCGGACATCTGACCGTATGAATCGGCTGCCTCGATTATCTTGCCAATACCCGCAGCCCCGATAGCTGTCGCCAGCGCGGTCTTTATCATTCCGGAAGCATGTTGGGCCCGCTCGCCAGCCCGATCGAAAGCCTCATCAATGCGGCCCAGACTTTTATCGATCTTGCCCGACGCCTGAGCAACGCTGGAATCCGCGCGCGCCATTTCCTGACGCAACTGGGCAGTGGTCGCCTCGATGCGGACGAGCATCCCATGAACGTCGGTATCGGCCATGCTTTTCTCCAGACATAAAAAAACCCGCCGGAGCGGGTGGTAAAGTTGATAACTCTAATGACAAAGCTTCGACCAAGCCGCCTCAAATTCACTTGAGCTCATGCGGTTGTCGTTCTCGAAAACAACCATTTCTTTGGTTGCGGCGATAAACCTCCTGAAACCTGCATAACCTCCGAACGAATTCTTCGAATTCACTTCACCGCAAAAGCCACGCTGATTACGAAACTGCGCGCTGTCAGGATCCTTCAAAACTCCTGACACAAACTCCCTTGCCACTCGCTGATATCGTATTTCGGTCATCTCCGCTTTATGCCTGGCTTTTTCCGCCTCTGACTGCCCGCAAGCAGCCAACGTAAGCAATATCGGAACCAGCGCTATCAGTTTTTTCATTCGTCAATCCCTCGCCCGTAATTGGTGGAGATTATCAAAATGCTATGCAGCCTGCCGCCCCGTCAGCGCCTGGCGCAACTTCGCCGCAACAGTGGAGGGCTTCGGCTTGTCCTTCTTTCCGCTAGCCTTGCCGCCGAAGGGGTTGGTCATTTGCGTCCATTCGAGCTTCGCGTCCATGGCCAGGAACAGCTCCGGCATGGGCGTGCGCCAAGCCAGTTCCGGCGACCAGCCAAGCCAGCCAGTGGCCACTGCATACAGCCGGTCGACGTAGCTGCCGTCCTCGACAGCACTTACGCCGCCGCCGGCTTCGTCTTTCCCGGAGCGGTACCGCGCGGGTTGTACAGCGCCACCAGGTAAGCGTTCAGCTGCACGGACACTTCCAGAACACCGGCCTGCCAGACCTGTTCGGCAACAGCCTCGGCGTCCTTGCCTTTCAAGCCAGCGCCGCCGGCGATGATCACTGCGCACCCGTCGACGCTCAGCGCGTTGATGGCCTGGGACGCGCCGCGCAGGCCACCGAAGTACGCCTCGATCGCGCGTACGGCCTCGAGCGTTGGCTTCAACGTGTAGGTCTCGCCATCCAGCACAACGTCGACGGTACCGTAGAGAGTTTTGCTCATGCGTCAGATCCTTGTGAAGTGGGGCCGAAGCCCCTCAGGTTACGGCGCAACGGCGGCCGGGAGGATTTCGAGGATGTCCGAGTTGATGCCGATCGTGACGTTGCGGCGAACCACGTTGTCAGCGGCGCCAGCGGCGACGGTGTTGTTCATGACCTTGCCACGCATGTAGAAGGTGGTCGGCAGCACCGCTGGCGTTGCGTCCGGGTCGCCATCGTTCAACGTGATCTTGATGTTGTAATCGCCCTTGCTGCGGTCCTTGTGCGCGACCTTCAGCTTGGCCTGGCCCAGATCGCCGTTGTCGAGACCTACGGTCAGGGTCAGGTCGCCGGCGTCAGCGGTGCCCTTGTACTTGCGCACGCGGCCATCGCGCAGCGACGTGAAGGTCACGGAGCTGAACGTATCGCCGAACTCGCCCAGGTCTTCCACTTCGCCGATATCGACGTAGGTGTCTGCCTTGTAGAGCGCTTCGGTATCAGCGCCGTTCTTGCTGCCGATGCCGATCCGGCAGCCGGCGGCTGTGTTGAGGTTGTCTTCGGCCATGGGGGTTCCTCCAAAGGCACATTGGATAAAGCCGCGGTGCGGCCGGGTTGGGGTTAGTGGGTGGTGATAACGCGGACCGTGATCGATCCCTGGTACGTGACGCCGTCAGCATCACGCTGGGCGTCGGCTTGTTCGACCCTGACCGATACGGCGCGGCCGACGGCCAATGGCAAGCGGCGCTCATCCAGAGCCGCCACAACCTCGCCGATGATGCGCTTCACCTCGGCCTGACCGTGCGCGTCCGACCAGACCGAGAGGTAGATCAGTCGTTGCTCGCGCTTGCGACCGGCGATTGGTGAACTGTTGGTCGAGATCTCGCGGTCGATCGAGACATACGGCATATCCGTGTCTATCGGCGCGCCGTCGTAGACCGGGCATGAAACTTCAGCTTCCAGCCTGGCGAAGAGCGCTTCCTGCAAAGCAACAGACGGATCACTCATTGCCCGCTCCCATGCTGGCTTTGCGCAGCGTCCTGGATACCGCTGCGCGGATGTTGGCCAGCACGAACTCGCGGTTCACGTCCTTGGCGGGTCGCAACCATGGATGGGCCGGCCGGGCCGGAATGTCCGGGTACTTGCCGTAGAACGTGGTCCCATCAGACTTGTTCTTCGTGTCCCGGGCGCGCAATGCGTTGCGCCGGCCGGACAGCTTGGACTTGTCGCGGTTGTTGGTGTGCTCACCGCCCACCGCATTGCTATCTGCTCGGCGGTATAGCGTGCCGCTGTACCCCTTCGTCCCGTACTCCAAGAAGCGCAGGTAGAAGAAGCGCTGCGTGTCACGCTTGCCCCGGATGCCGATCTCGGCGTTCAGGCCGCTTTTGGAGACGAACACCCTCAATGCAGCGGCAGCGGCACCGGTGTCTTTCGGGATGAGCTGTCTCATCGTTGCCAGGATCTGGTC